ATGAGCACCTGCGCGAGATGCAACGAGCCGCTGCGCGATTGCCGATGCCCCGAACCGGGCAGCGAGGCCGATCACTATGGCCGCGTCTGGCGGCACTGCGAGGAAGGCTTGACCATGACCAAGGCCAGCATGGCGCGGTTCATGATGTTCTGCCTCAAGAACAACGTCGAGATTGGCGACGTCTATGCGTTCAACCCGAGGTATCTCGGCTCGCAAGTGATCGCGTCGATTCGCATCCACCCCGACCAGATCCAGGCATTCGAGCGCGAGACGGGCGGCAAGCTGCGCCGGCCCGCTCGGCTCGTGCTGAACTGACCCCCGCGACCAGAAGGAGAGGACATGAGCGACGATCTGAGACCCTGCCCGTTTTGCGGGTCTGACGAAATCGAGGACTGGGGCGAAGCGACGTGGGGCCGGCCAGCGAAGTGGATGTATTGCACCTGCTGTCTTGCGCGCGGCCCGAGGGCAATTATGGATCGTGATGAAGAAGGCGATGCGTTCATGGAGCGTGTCAGAGCCGAATGGAACGCCCGCCCGGAGGACGCGCGATGAGTGACGATCTGATCGAGCGGCTGCGGGAGTGCGCCGAATGCAAGTCAAGCGAGGCTTGGGGGCGTATAGATGGCGGGCAAGACCTATGCATCGGCGCCGCGCTCGCCACCGAAGCCGCCGCCGAACTCTCCCGCCTCCGCGCCGAGGTGGAGAGGCTGACGAAGGAGCGGGACAGGCTGGATATGCAATGCTTCCGGCAGGGCCTGGCTATATCAGTGTTGAGGCAGGAGCGTGACGTGGCAGAAGCCGCCCTCGCCAACGAGCGCCAACGCGTGGACGACCTCATTGAAGCCCACCGCGCCCGGCGTCAGGGGTGACAGCCGGCCTGCATCTGGTCCAGCAGCCGCAGCCCTGCCCGCTGGCTGCTGACCCCGCCGTCCTCGATCAGTGCAGTGGCCAGCGCCTTGCGGGACGCCTCGGTGCCGTCACAGATCGCGGTCTGGCTTACCGGCGTGCTGGCGCAGGCGCTCGCGAACAGCAGCGTCGTCCAGATCATCAGTCGATACATCGTCCATCCTCCTGCGCGTCTCTCTGTAAGCCGCATCCTCTCGCGCCTGTGCGTCCGCCCTGCCCCGGGAGCGGCCCTTGAGCCAAGCGCCGAGGACAGCAGCGAGGGCCAGCCCGAGCGCAGCGAGCCAGCCCTTGATCCGCGCAATCATGTCGGATCACCGCGCTTGCGGGCGACGAGATAGACGCCCTCGGTGATGGCCGCGACGCCCATGCCCAGCAGGATTGCCAGATCCGGGTCGTTGGCGATCTGGTATCCGGTATCGGGGCCGAGCATGCCCCAGCCGACAAGGATACCGGCGATGTAGCGCAGGACGATGCGGGCGATCAGTTGGGGCATGTCATTTCCTTTCAGGCTTCGTCGCCGCCTTCACCGCCCACATAGCGCCGTCCTCAATGGCGGTCTGCGCGAGGGCTTTGAGGCGGCAAATCTCGGCGCTGCGGATAGCGCCCGGATCGCCGGACGCAGGCGGAACGGCAATGTCCTCGATCATGTCGATCAGATCGGCAGCTGCCCGCTTGAGCCGGCTGACCGCATCATCTTGGCTCGGGTTGAAGCTGATACCAACGCGATATTCACCTTTGGTCTGCATGGTTATTTCCTTCCGTTGAACATGGACTTGAAAAGCGCCAGAAGCGCGGCGATGATGCCCGGCGACGGCGCCGCAGGCTTGGTGGCGTTCGGCGTCGTCACCCTGCTGCGATACCGCTCACGTGCGACAAGCAAGGCTTGCTCGACCTCGGCCACCGTCGCATGCGCCTTGTTCAGCCCGTCGCCGGCATAGTAGCTCTGCCCCGCCTTCACCTGCCGGGACTGGCCCTTCATGTCTCGGGGCACGGGCAGAGAGGCCCATTCCTTCGCCAACCCCAGCGCCATGTCGTCGGCGTCCATCAGCCCGTCCAGGAACCGCTGCATGCCGCGCCCGCGCAGCAGGTGCATGGCAAGCTCGTCCTGCGCGGCCTTGTCGAACTTCCGGCTCTGCGACATGCCGGTTGCCGCGACCGAGGCTTCCAGCGTCTTGCGGATGATCTGGTATTTGCCGGCCGCCGACGACGCAGCCCCGGCGTTGACGACACGGCGCTGCCAGTCGATCACCTGCGCAATGGTCATGGCCGTCAGCTTGGCTGGTCGTTGCGCCTTGGGTATTCCGCCATAGACGATATCGTAATCGCCGCGGCTCTCGTATCGGCCGATCAGGTCAAGGACCGGCTGCACTTGGTAGGTCGTGAAGGTCATGGAGTCCTCATGCCAAAAAAGCCGCCGCAGGGGTGGTGCTGGGGCGGGTGGGAATCGGTGTTTCGTCCAGCGATTGCTGGGTGAAAGGGTGGTGCTCACGTTGTTGGGAAATCAGCCGTTCAGCGCCTTACAGCGGCGATGGATCTTCGCGCAATGATCGCTCTCTCCGAATGCCATATCGAGGCAGAACATCGCCACTGACCGCCATGCGGAGGGCCGAGCCTCGTGGATGCGGGCGCAAAGCGGCTTTCCTCGCGGACCGCAGAGGGCTCGAGACAGGATCACGGACGCGCGCCACCAGCGGGTCATGGTGTGCCTCTGTCGATCTTGGCCTCGATCTTCCGCACCGCATCTAGGATCAGCAGCAGCCGCTCATCCTGGCGGGCGGATAGCTGTTCCATCTGGCGCAGCCGGGTTTCGTGGCCGGAAATGGCGGTCTGCATTTGCAGGATGCTGCGGTCGAAACTGTCGGCTCGCTCGCTCAGCCGGCCACCCCAGACGAACAGCGCAGCGGCCATGCCCGCGCCGGTCAGCAACGTGGCGCCGAGAGAGATGATGTTGCCGAGGCTCACGCGATTGTCGATATGGGCCATCACCACGCCACCCCGTAGAAATTGGTCAGATAGGCATTGCCGTTGATGGTCCGGCTTCCCGAGCCGGTGGCCCGGACCTGCACGCTGTAGTAATCCGTTCCAGTCGTTTCTTCGCCGCGCAACACCGCCCGCGCGGCGAACTGCCCGCTGCCCTGCGCGTAGCCCGTTGCCACGATGGCCGAGCCGTTTTTCAGGATATCGACCCGCAGGGTGCCGCTGCTCTCCCCATCGGTGACCGTGACCTGCGCCTCGATATCGAGCCTGCCGCGCGGCGGGGTCCAGCGGCCTGTGCCCGTGTCGAAATTGTCGCCCGCGTCATAGGCCTCGGTCGTCCAGACGACCGCCGTGTCCGTGCCCGCCGTGAATGACTGATCTGAGCCGTTGCGGTGCGCGCGGAACTCGGATCGCCTGACCAGCCCGACGGGATAATACTGGCCGTCCTGGCGCCGCCGCATCTCGATCACCGCGTCATTGCCGCGCCCGAAGCCGAGGAGGAACTGCCTGGGAGAAAACCCGCTGCCTTGAACGACGATGCCAACGCCGGCCTGCATGGACATGGCCCCCAAGAAGAACCGATCCGCCGGGCCGTCGCGCAATTGCAGGGTCACCGCGCCGCTGTTCACGGAGGCATAATAGACAACGTCCTGCTGCGGCCTGATCCACTGCGACCCGCTGCCCAATTCGACCTGACGGCCAAGGTTGCGGCGCTTCTGGCCACCGGCCGCCGCGACATTCGACAGGGCGCGCGATGCCTCGGGCGGCAGCTCGGAGAGGTTGACGATACTGCCGTGGCGCACAGGCGTGTCGAAATAGCACTTCTGCATCGCGCCGTAGGTTGCATCCGGGGCGCCCACGGCCTCGAAATAGTATGGAGCGCCAACCAGGCTGTTTGGGTCGAGATCGCCCACGCCTGTGCGGTTGTTATCGACGTAGACCCGCCATTTATCGCGCCGGGCCTCGCTGTTGATGGCCGAGCGGTCGCGGATGCGCACAAGGCAAGGAGCCTCGATTTCAAGCGTGCCGCCGCTCAGAACCTGGTCGAACGTGTAGGGGCCGGTCAGGTCGGCGGCGTGATAAAGCTGGATACGGCGGTAGTAGCTATCCTTGATCGCGCAATAATACACCCCGGCGTGCTTGACCACGCTGGGATCGATCCGGCTATCACCGTCCGTATGGTCGCCGGGGCCAAAGATCATCGGCACGGGAGTGGAGAAAGTCAGTGCCACGGGATCGGTCAGGGTGGTGACATAGGGCCGGAAGTGCTGCTGGGTCGCCCCGTAGATGTTGGTAAAATCCGCCCCGTAGCGGATCGACACCATAACATGCATCACCCCGTTTTCGATGAACGGCTCGGGTGCCCAGATCGCAGAGGCAGGCGAGACGCCGCCCGGCATGGGGGTTGTGTCCGAGAAATACGGCCCGCCCGCCATGGCAATCTGGAACTTCGACCAATTGGACAGGTCGCGCGAGCGGAAGCACGCGAAGTCATGGTTGCCAGCCGAGCCGCCCGTTCCGAAAATCCACCACCAGCCGGCGAAGTAGGTGATGGACGGATCACGTTGGGACAGGTCGAAGCCTTGTCCACCGGGCAAGACGGCGGTGTTGATGACCGAGAAGTGGATGCCGTCCAGCGAGGCGCTGATGTGGATCGTGGTATCGTCCTGCGTCGTGAAATGTGCCGCGATGAACAGGTTTTCCAGCCGATCCGCACGCCGCACGCCGTCAACGCCCAAGTCTTGCAGCGCGCTGTCGTAGCCCGAGGCAGTGCTGTCCACGACATAGGGCTCACCCGCGACCAGAACGGTCGCCCCTTCCATTAGATTGGGTAGCGCATCGACAAATGCGGCCCTGCTGTCGTAGGTGCGAGACGCTACAGCCAATGCCGCAGACGCGTCGTTTGCAGCCTCCACGGCGGCGCCAGCCGCCTGTTGCGCGTTGTTGGCCGATTCCGCCGCCGATTCCGCCGCTTGTTGCGCTTGCTCTGCTGCCTCCTGAACGTCTTCGTATCCTTCCAGAACCTCAATGACCCGATGGGTCAGATAACGGCTATCCTCACTGACGACGATTACCCTGTTGATGGCGTTCATGCGTGGACCTCATAGACGGCAACCGGGAAAACCCAGGTGACGGTTTGCTCGGGAATGGGGGAGGTGATGACGATCTGCCCGGTGGCGTCGATGCGCCGGGGGCTGCGCAGGGTCTGGCCGACAGCTTCGGGCACCGTGACGGTGACATAGCCGTCAGCATCCAGCACAAGGGCAGCCTGCCAGATGACCGATCCGCAGCGCAGGATCAGGATTTCGCCGGAGTATCCGACACCCTCAAGGGTCTGGGTGAAGTCAACCGGGGTTTGGGCCTCAAGGTAGCGCCACGACTGCACGGTGTCGCGGTCGGGCCAGATGTTCAGCGGGGGGATTTGGACCGGGGCGCGCATCAGCGAAGCTCCGACCAGGATTCGATATGGGCGGCGTTGCGGCACCGATACCGATGGCCCGGCGGCACGTCGAAGCATTGAAACTGCAAGCTGGTCGAGGTGGGTTGCCCGACGCGGACCCAGCCAGTCGATCCATTTACCGAAACCTCGGTGATTCCATCATACGAGCAGATCGATACCTGGATCGTGGTGCCGGTAGTGTTCTGGTAAACGGTGCCGATAGACCGCTGGGTAGTGACGCTTCGCCAAGTTCTGCCGTCTGCGTTCAGGGCGGCCGCCAGCGCAGCAGGTGAAATAGCCGCCGGCGTGGTTGACGTGCCGGTGATCCAGACCGAGTTTTCCACCGTGTCGGCGCTGGACAAGATGAACGCCCATGCGCCCCAAGTGGTCGATAGCGCCCGTATGTGCTGCTTTCGCGCACCATTGGGCGTAAGGATCATGATTGCCGAGGTCGAGTTGGCCCGCCAGATCCTCACCGTCCCGCCGTTACTTGCCGCCACCCCGCTGGGGAAGGTTCCGGCAGTGTCACCGCTGAACCGATAGATCCCAGAGGCGATATTGACCGCGTCGATATCGGCAAGCAGCGGCGCATTCCCCGTCACGCCCAGGCCGTAGTCCAGAAGCGGCTGGATCATGTTTGCCTGCACGCGCTCGATAGCGGCCTGCACGTTGCGCTCGGGAATATCCTCGGTCGGACTGAACTGGATGGCCGAAGCACCAACGTTATCAGTGCTGACCACCCGAACCGGATCCATCGGGTAGCCCGCCAGCATCACGCCCTCTGCGGTCGTGACTTCCACCTTCACGTCGCCTTCGCCCGTGTCGTAGACGGGCGGGAACACCCCGGCCCCGTCAGCGGGAAGCGGGGATGGATGCGGCAGTTCGCAGGCGGGGTCCGAGTAGACGATACGGGGGCGCGAGGTTCCACTGTCGTAGAACAGCGCCAGGGCGCCGGGCACGGCGAAACCGTTCAGGTCAACGGCGCGGTTGGGGTTGATTGCGATGATGGTTGCCATGGGCGCTCCATGCAAAAAAGCCCGCTCGAAAGCGGGCCGGATCGTGATAACGGTGGTGTGAGATTCGCTAGGAGGTTGATATGCGAGCGATTGTTCTGGCTCTGGTGGTGACGGTGGCGGGGTGCGCGTCGAGCATCATGCAATCCTATGTCGGCAAGGACATTACCGAGGCGGCAATGGACTATGGACCGCCGGCCGGCGTGATGGATCTTCCTGACGGTCGCCGCGCGTTCATGTGGCGGATGACGCAGGGCGCCGTCATGCCGCAGACCACAAACTACAGTGCTGTTCAGTCGGGGAATTGGGTGACTGGATCGGCAACGACCTACGGCGGCGGCGTGTCAACCTGGCAGTGCACCTACACCCTGATCGGGCAGAGGAACCCGAAAGGCAGCTATACGGTAGTGGATTTCCGCAAGCCGAGTCTATCTTGCGAGTGATTGCAGCATCCCCCGGCCCGGTGTAGGGTCGGGGGATGAACACCAGTTTCCTGCTTGGCTGTATCCTTGCCGTTTCCATCATGATTGGCTTGGTTTACCCGGCCACATGGCCCTTCCTGATCGTGCTGAACATCGCGCTTCCCGCCATCGGCCTGATCAATCGGACGCGGCGATAGATCGCAGGGCAAGCAATGCGTTCGCTGCCCTGTCGGCCTGTGCAAGAGCGTTTACTGGCAAAGCCCCTCCGTTCCTGATCATCGCACCAAGGGCATTGATCTGGCTATTTGTCAGCCCCTCCGCGCCAGCCTTGGCAAAATATCCGACAGCAGACGGGATGGCGCCGATAGGGCCAAGCCCGGCAGACGCCGCGCCCAGCCCCATGAGAGGCAAGGCCCCCGAGTCGGGAGACAGTTTCCCGATATTCCTCAGTGCGTTTACCGTAGTTGAACCCCTGACGATGTCATCCATGGCTCGCAGTTCGTCGGCAGAGTATCCGCGCCGGGCCTTTGGATTGTCGAGGATCTGCTTGATGTTTTGACGGGCGGCATTGACCCGATTGCCACCTGAACCGGAGCTTGCCGCGCGCCGTTCGGCCTTTTCAATCCGCCAATCCACATCCTTTGCGCGCTGCATCCGCCCATAGAGGGCATCCGCCTGTTTGTATTCAGGCACATGCTGCCCGCGCCAGTCGTCGAACCTCTCAAGCAGGATCGCCCCGATCCGCCGGTCTGCCGGGTCCGCGCTGCCCGCCGCGTCTTGCAGCATCCGGCGCATGGTCTGCATCTGCTGCGGCTTCATCGACTGGCCTTGGAAATCGTCCAGCACGTCAAGGAACTTCTTCACGTTCCCGTCCGCGACCACTCGACCGGCGGGGGTTTTGATGTTCAGCATCTGCAATTCGTTGTCGATCTGGGACGCCAGACTCTGCACCGACGCAGGGTCAGCGCCAGTGCGCGCCGCTCCGGTCTGATACAGCCTCTCGGCCTGCGCTTTCAGATCGTCCACGCTCGGCGCCTGCGGGCCTCTCGGGCGGGTTGCCGCAGCAGCCACACCGCTTGCCACCATCGGCGCGATGGCCCTTGCCCACGGCTCATAGGCGGTGCCCTCGGTCAATTGGCCGGCGCCCTCGGATGCAAGGCCGGGCACCACGCCATAGACCAGCGCATTGCGCAGAAGGTTGCCGCCGCCAAACGGCGAGCCGGGCAGAAACTCCCCGACCGTCCCGGCGTATTTCCCGGCGGTAGTCTCGCCCCGGAACTCGGTCGCCCCGCCCGTGGCCTCTGCGGCTGCCTGACGGTATTTATCGCCCGATCCGAAGCGCGATTGATCGGCTACGCCAGTCACCATCTGGTGCGCGGCCTGCGCTTCCTCCGGCGATGCGAGGCCGGTTTTCTCGGCCACCCAAGATCCGGCCCGGCTGCCAGCACCGAAGATCATCCCCGGCAGGTCCAGCATTCCGGTTGTGCCACGAGCGGCGCCAGCGGCACCTGCGGCGGCCATGTCCTGCGCGACGTTCGGCTGCGGCTCTACCTGCGGGAAATCCAGCAGGCTGCCCGGCTGGGGGCGCTTCGCCTTTGCCTGCCGGGCAGCCAGTTCGCGCTTGGCCTTTTCCAGCAGTGCCTGTTTCAGGAGGTCATCCGCCATTTTTCGCGATCCAATCCGCAAGTTCGTCGTCGCTCATTGCCGAGAAATCAGGGACGCCGCCAGGCTGTGACGCTCCGCCGCCAAATCCGAATTCGGCAGCATTCGGATAGGCTGCTGCCTTCTCAGCAATCGGCTGATAGACCTGCTTCAGCCGCTCTAGGTTCGCTCGCAATTGATCTGGTGATTGCGCCGTGTCCAGTGAGCCAAGAACGGCCTGCAACATCTGCAATTCCTGAATGGCGATACCGCCGAGAGCGCCGCCGGTCGGGCTGGCCTCTCGCATCTGTTGCAGGCGGTCGAAACCGATATTGGCACGAACGGTATCGAGGCTGGCTTGCAGATCGCGCGCACCGCTGCCGGGGATGCTGGCTAGTGCCGACCCGGGGCCTGCCGTCCAGTTGGAAACCTGCTGAATTGCCTTGTCGATATCCTGCACCACAATGCCCGCCGCGCGCGCGCTTTGCGCCTGCCTTGCGGCGTCTTGCCGTGATGTGTCGGCCGGGCCACCGGGAATCGGCTCTTGGCTGACAAGGTTGCCGTTCTCGTCATAAACGTTCCGATAACCCTGCGGAACGGTTCCCGTTGACACGTTGATGCGCTGCCCGCCGCCCTGCAACGGCGTGTCAGGCGGCAGAAGGCCGGCGTTGATATCGGCCTGAACCTTTCCAGGGTTGGAAAGCGGCGACGGACCAGACTGACCCTTGAGAATGGCCGCGACGTCCATGTAGCGGTTTGCCAGCGCCTGCCGGTTCTCGAACTGCCCGACCAGATCGGGGGCGCCGACCGATTGCACCAGAGCATCCCACTCCTGCGGCGTTTTCGCAGCAAGGCCGACCTTCACGGCGTCCTCGATCTGCTTGGCTTCGGCCTCCCGTTCGGCGGCTGACTTCTTGGCAGCATATTCCGCAATCTTCATCTGCCATTCCTTATCGCTGCGGGCGTCCAGCTTGGCGGCGCGCTGGTCCTGCAGGGCATCGCGACCGCGCTGATACCGCCGCTCGTCCTCGCGCCACGCGCGGTCCTGCTGGCGGCCCAGCATGTCGAAGGCGGCAGTCGGGTCCAGACGCGCATACTGCGCCAGCGCGTTCTGGTCGCCCTGCATCAGTGCCTCGGCATTGTCGCCAAGGAACCCGCGCAGGGCGTTCTGGTGGCGCTGCTGGTTCACCTGCTGGGCAAGGGCGTTGCCCTGCTGCATGGCCCCGAGAATGTCGGCGGACTGGCCGGAAAGGATGATCGAGGGATTCAGGGCCATCAGCGGAACCTCGTGGAGAGCGGGGAGATGGAGAATTGCGGCGTGGCAAGGGCATTGCCCACCGGAGCCTGAAACGCCGAGGCGTCAAGGAACGTGCCGATCTGCGGAAGGGCTGGGGCATAGCGGTCGGGTTCAGGCGGTTGGCTGAACGCATTGAGCGCGTTTCCCTGCGCGTCCCGGCCTTCGCTGGCGGGGGTGTAAAGCTGCCCGGCATTCTCCGGGTTGAAGGTCACTCCCGCGAGATAGTTGCGCTCCCTGCGCGCCCTGTGGCTCTCTGCCGGTCGCAGGAAGTCGTTGACGATGGCCGCCGCCGCTTCCTCGGGGGTCTGTGCGGCGCTGATCCGGCTCCATGCCCGGCTTTCCGGCCCCTGCAATTCAGTCAGCAGGTAATCCATCTGCACTTCGGGATCAGACACGCTGGCCCCGCGATCCGCCGCGAACGCCTCAAGCGCGCGGCGGCGCGGCCCCGTCCACTGCATCAAGCCATAGCCGCCGCGCGATCCGGGCACGATGGGAGCGGCCTCGTTGATGCCGGGGTTCAGCCCGCTTTCGTCCCGCGCGTTCACCACGAAGGCTTGGGCGATATGCGACGGCACGCCGCGCTCCACCAAGCCGGCATAGAAAACCTCGGGGGAAAGCGCGTTCATCACGTCCACCCGGCCGGCTTCAACCCGTTGTTCAGGTTGTTCTGGTAGTTCCATAGCCCGATGCCGGTTTGCAGTCCGCCTTGCAGCGCATTGCCGACACCGATCGCACCGGCCGATTGCGCGTTGCCTTTCTGGGCAAGCGAGTTGCTGCCCATCTGCGCAAGAGCATTGTTCGCCCCGGCCTGCCCGGATGCGGCGCTTGCACCCATATCCGTCAGCCCGGCGAGTCGGTTCAGATAGCTGCCGTATTCATCGCTCGCCATGCCCTGGTTGTAATCGGCCAAGGCCTTGAGCGTGGCGCCGCTGTGCAGGCCACCGCGGGCACCAGCAAGCGCGTTGATGCTGTCATTGCCGGATTGCAGGCGGAAGTCGTAGCCAGGGGTAGCGGTGAACCCGCCGTAGTCCTTCGGGGCAGCGCCCAGCCCCATCTCATACATGAGGGCTTCCAGACCCAGACCGCCGGCCTCGCGATAGCCGCCCAGATCCTCGCGAGTTTGATCATACATCTCGCGTTGAAGCTGCATCTGCGCATCGGCTGAACGGCTCTGCGCCTTCGCGGCCTTTGATGCGGAAGATGCGCCGATGAGGGCGGACCCGATACCGGCAATGGCGGCAACTGGCATGTCACAGTCTCCATGCTTGAATCACGACGCTTTCCGGCGTCGGTAGTGTTCCGATCACCTCGAACCCGAGGCGCTTGTTCATCGCCAACACGGCGCGGTTCTTGGCGAGCGATTGCGCAACGATCAGGTCAGGCGCGTAGTAGTGCCAGACGGCTTCCAGAATGGCGCGGGCGTGCGGGACTGTGCTGCCCCAGCCCTCTGGCTTCACGCCGCAATGCACGTCCAGCACGCGGGGCCATGAGAAGTCCCGGAACACGCCGCAGACCGGCCCATCGGCCCAATACGCCACGCAGTCCTCTGGCAGATCGTCTGGGTTGAAGCCTTTCCGCTGCGACGGGTGCGCGAAGAACTCTCGCGCCTCGTCCACGGAGATTTGCCGGGTCACGGTTCCAGCGCCTCAATCCGCGCGGTAAGGTCCGCGTTCACCGCGTCTTGCTGATTGATCCGGCGAACAAGCTGCTGAATGATCATCACCAGTTCCGCGCTCGGCATGTCGCCTTTCTGCGTCACGGGCTGGCCGATCAGGAGGGGTTTGACCGTCATGTCATGATCCTGACTTGCGTGGACAGGCAAATGTCGCGCGGCTCGGTCCAGCGCAGCTTGGCATTGATCGCCCGCGCCTGCCCCAGATTGCGCCACAGAACCCGGCGGCCATACTCGCCCTGCCCTCCGATGGGCTTGGGCTTCGGCGGGGTCCACGTTGACCCGCCGTCGCGCGAGATGTGCAGGTTCATCGTGCCGGCCGAAAAGCCCTGCCTCGGGAAAATCTCGAACTCCCGCAGGATCGTCCGCTGGCCGTCCATGCGCAGCGTCCGGGACGTGATTTCACGCACCAGCGGGGTTGAGCCATCGGCATTGGTGCGGCGCAGGATCGAGATTTCACCGTTGTTCCGGCCTACCGCCCATTCCTTGCCGATCTTGCAGGATGCGGCGACGTTCCAAGGCCCGAGATTCACGCCCTCGGCACGCTCGTGCCATTCGTTCATGGAAAGATCGTAGACCCATGCGGGCGAGTCCTTGAAGATGATGGCGCAGAAGGTATGCCCCTCATCCGAATAGGTCAGGCACGCTTGCGGCCGGTCGATCTTGATCGCTGTCTCAACCGGCGGGATCGAAACCGGCTGGAAGCCGCCCGACGACACCAAATGCGCCCGGTTGTCCGATCCGACGATGAACGCGCCGCCCTCGAACCGGCAAAGCATGTCGCGGGACAGCAGGCCGATATCCCAGACGCCGCCGGCAACACGGGCCATGGCATCGGCTCCGGCCTCGCCCGTGTTATACCAAAGCTCGGTCGATTCCTCCTTGAACAGGTAAAGCCGGCCATCCATCGCCAGCGCCCGCAACAGGCTGTCGTCCTTGCCGTCTGCGGTAGAGAAGTTCAGCCCCGGCAAGTCGGCAGGATCGGCCAGCGCCGACCACTGGAATCTCCGTCCTCCGGCCTCCGTGAGAACGGTATAGTTGCCGAAGAACTCCACCGAGCCGATATCGGAGAAAGCCCCGGCTGCCGGCTCGGTGATCGTATCGGTGTCCGGGTCGTAGACGAAATACCGCGTCCCGGCCTGCACACAGACATAGCCGTTATTGCCGCAGATGGTAGCGAGTCCGGTATCGACCGCACCCAGATCGTTGGCAGACCCGTCCAGATTGATGCGCCACAGGTGGCCGCCGCAAACGGCATAGGTCACGCCGTTCACCCGACCCATGGCGCGCACGAAAACGCCATCAAGCTGCGTGTGGCGATCCATGCCCAGCACGGATTTCAGCACGCGCTCGCCCTCAGTGGTGCGCTCGGCGTAAACATTGACCAACCGCGCAGGGTTGGCCGATACGTTATCGGGATCGCGGCCTGACTGGCCGACCAGTTCGACAAGCATGCCGCCTCCTGTCAGGGGGTTAGACCGAGGTTCCGGTTGCATCGACCCATGCGGAGCCGTTCCACCAGATCGGATGGCCGAGCGTAGTGTCTGCGTATTGCTGCCACAGGTAGGGGTTGGCGGGCCTGTCTCCGGTCGCGCCGCTGCGGACAAGCTGCGCAAACCGCCACGGGGACCAAGTGGTCCCATTGCTGGTCCAGCGGGTGGCGATCTTAGGCTCCAGCGGCGTCGAAACACTATACGCGATCTGGTAGTAGACCCCGGTCGTGTTGAGTTTCAATTCAACGATATAGGTGTCGCTATCAGGTCTGTTCGCGGTCGTATTGTTCGCCCGGACACACCGCCGGAACACCGCGACCGTGTTCAGATCGCTGGCAAGCGGCGGTTGCACCGTGCCACTCAGCGCAGCGTGTCCGGTCAGCATCACCTTGCCATCGGTCGGGTCGGTGTTGCTGGATACGACGCCAGCGCCGCCGTATTCGCTGGCCTCGATCTTACCAAATCGCGTCGGGAACAGCCCCTTGCCGCGCTCCGATCCGAACGCCGAGATCATGCTGGATGCCCCATTCGGGCCGAGGCGCAGCGCCGTCTGGTTGCCCTGCGGGAAGTTGGCCGAGGGCGGCGTCAGTCCCCAGGTGATCTCGGCAAAGACCTGCGCCGCTGGGATGGTCGGAGAGATATAGGCGCAGGCCCTGCCGTCATCGTCAGGGTATTGGGTGAGTTTGCCGCGCAGATCGATCATCATCTGATCACCCACGAACATGGCATTGCCCCATCGCGGCGTATGGCCGGTTTGTTCGAGCGATCCGTCCAGCATGACGCCTCGCGCGTGGCCGAACGCGATCCCCGCAGCGGTGCCGCCGAAGTTGTTGTAATCTGTGCTACTGCCGTGGAGCTTGGTGTTGCCGAATACCAGCAATCCAACACTGCCAAGCATGAGTGGGATGCTGGACAGAAAAGTTCCCGGAGTGCACTCGCAGCGCAAATCGTGGATACCAATGTTATCCGACCGACCGGAATTAAGATCAGTATTGAAACTGTCAGCCCATATCATAGGCGAAAACACGATCAAGCAGCCCGTGAAATCATCCCGGATCGTGTCGGCAATCGTGATCGTGTCGCCGGAATGGCCGGTGATCTGCGTCGAGAGGACGCCACGATCCCCGCCGCGACCCTGTGCGTTGGCCTCGATAATGGAGATGTAGCGCCCAGTCAGGTCTCCTGTGAGAGCGGCGGTCATCTCCACCGTGTTGGTTCCGGCCAGGCCTGATCCGCGCATCGCCTCGAACGAGGCGCGCACGCCGGTCTTGTTGACCTGCGGGGCAACGGACAGGGTGATCTGTGTCGGGCTGTCCACACTGGCGATGGTGGACCAGTGATTGAGCCGCGTGTTCTGATCGGCCAGTCCGGCGGCGACGAGGCAAAATTGCCTCCCGACATGATCCGACGTGAATACCGCTTGGCTGGCCGTCACCACCGCACCGACATTCGAGAATGTTACAGGGGACGGCATGTGTCCCCATTCGCCACCAAACTCGGTCGGCTGAAACCCACAACGCGTCAGGGTCATGCGGTTGAAGTGACCGTTCATTACGCCGTCGAACATGATGCCGTGGTTCAGCAGATTGCGGACAACCAGTCCGTCAACGCGCGGCTCTGTCACAGTGTTGATCTTGAAGCCCACCGGGTCAGTGGCAATGTTCGTCTCGCCGGTCAGCGTGATTGTGCCCAGGATTTCCGGGAAGAAGGCATTGCCGCCTTTCTGTTCCCACCTGAACATGGCTTTGGGCACCGGATAGATAATACCGCGCTCGGCATACAGACCCGAGGTTCGCACCGCTGCGCGCCCGACCCAATTCTTGCACTGAAAATCGACGCCTGACCCGCGAATGACCGGCTTGCATCGCCCGTTCGCCGCGCCTGTCATGTCCCAGAGCGCCTGCGCGAAATGCTCCGAGAAAAGCTCGTCGTTAACCGCCAGCGTGGCGGATGGATACGCAATCTCTCCGCGTCGATCATTCGCCGCAGACCACCAGTCAATAAAATCGTCGTGCATCTGCTGGATCGCCGCCGTGACTCGGACCTCATCCTGCCCGGCGATATCGCCCTCCAGCGCAGCCATCATGTCGTCGGGATGGAGGTAATCCGTGAGATACCAACGAGCAAAATCCCGCCGCGCCTGGACCGCCTGCGCCTCCGTCGCCTTGGCGTCGGCGGAGGTGGCGGTGATCTGGGCGGTTTCAGCGTCGATAACAGCACCGTCAGCCGTGGCCTTTGCCTCGGTCGCGATGACAACCGCGCTTTCGTCGGACGCGGGAACCCAGACTGCCGCGCCAATGGCGGCATCCTTGCAGATCCACTCCACGCCGCCAGCGAGGATGCGCGATCCCGGCTCCCATCCGAACCGCTCATCGTAATCCGGTGTCGGGTCTTCCTGCGCGGCATAGTCGTTCTTCCGCAGGCCGGTATCGTTCAGCAAACCGCGAACGGTAACGAGGGGCGTGCCATTGGTGAAAGTCGGCATTACCAAGTGCCTCCATCGTTCCATACGTCACTGGTGCTGTTCCCGACGATCACGACGCGCGCCCCGGCCCCGTAATCGGCGCAGGGGTCCACGTCGCAGCAGTCGCGCGGCTCAGCTTTTCGGATGACCGCCAGAAGCCGCAGTTTGGCGCGGGGACGCGTCATCGGGGCGGGGGTGGCATATTCACCGGCCATCTCAGCGGCCAGCAGGTTTGCCAGCGGCACGAAAGCCTCCTGCGGGACGCCGGTAGCAATGTCCCAAGTCGCCTGCGCTTCATCCCTGACCTCGGCCCAGATGCTATCCAACACCATGAGCGCGCCCTGCGCCTGATCTGCGGTTGCCGGCTCATCGCTTGCCACGACGCCAAGCAGCCGCAGCGCGCGCAGGGCAACCTCGTCCCTCGTGCGTTCCATTATTCACCTCATGGCGCTTGGGATGGAGGCCCCGCAGGGCCTCGCACCAAAGCGTCAGGCGTCCAGCGCCGCAGCCACGTAGCCCGTGACAAGCCCGTGGTCCTTGAATGCGCCGCCCGAGCCAGTCTCGAAGCGCAACTTGTCGATGCCGCGCACCTCCTTGGTGCCGACGCCCTTGCGCTTGCCGTAATCCCAATCGTCGCGAATGGTTTTCGGCTCCATGCCCCACGCCAGCCCGAGAGCCTGCGCGCCGCACAGATAGACAGGCTCGATCCGCACCGGGCCGGGGTCCGAAGCGGTGTTGTTGAAGCCCTCGATTTCCGGGATTTCACGGACGATCACGCCGTCATAGATCAGATCGCCGTCCTGGAAGATCGGGTTGCTTTCCACGTCGCGCGGGCGCGCTTCGCGGTTGGCCTGCTGCATGACCGAATCGTTTTTCAGGTCGCGGAATGCCATGGAGCCGGTAAACACCATGAAGTATTCGCGGCCGGCCGAGTTGTTGACCCGCGTCGGGCGGATATGCGGGTCCGCCGTCTTGGCGATGCGCTTCATCAGCGACAGGATGGACGCCGACAGCGTCATGCCTGCGGTGATGTTGTTCAGCGCGGTCGCATGGGTGGCCGAGTAGTTGCCGACGGCATCACCAAACAGCACCCGGTCGGCATTGGCGGCGGTCCAGGTGTTTTTCTGGGCCGCCGATGCGGTGCCATAGGCCACGCCGTTGATCGATCCGAGCGCCGTGATCGTGTCGGAGCGCAGCTTGTCAGCCGCCCATGCGGTCAAGGCGTCCTTGGCGGCCTTCATCAGGTCGATTTCGGTCCACTTCTCGTCCACCTCGTCGATCACGACCGCATGACGGAGAAAATCGACGGTGATTTGGTGGTTGAAGTTGCCGAGGGCTTCTTCGTTGCCGGTCAGGACGTTTTTGCCGGAGACGCCCGAGCCTTTCAGGCGGGTGATCAGCGGGATGTTGATCGTCTTGCCAACATCGGCAAGCTCGCGCTTGACCTGGATGATCGAGTTGGTGCCCGTGCCCATGTAGGGCAGGAAGCCGGAGGTGCGCACGTATTCCTGGTAATACTGGCGCAGCCACTTCTGCACGTAAAGCGCAGTGCTGAGGACGGTATCAGCCATCTCTCTTGCCTTTCAGATGAGGCTCAGCTTTCCCCGAACAGGGCGTCAAAGCCTGAGCCGATGGGGTTGGAATCCCCGCCCGCCGCTGGCGCGGAGGCCATGGAGCGAGGGGGTGCTTTCGGTTTCGCGGGGGAGAGCTCGGCCATGATTTCGGCCTTGAGTTGCTCGCGAAGCTTCTCGCGATAGCTGTTCGGATCAGGGCCGATTTCCCGTAGCGCCTTTGCGGCGTTGTAGTATTCGACCGCAGCGCCGAAAGGGTCTGCCGTTCGCAAGAACTGATGGCTCATCGGCTCGTGTCGCGGATCGTCAAAGAAATCCACGACCTCTTGCACGAAGTCAGCCCCATGCACTTTCTCGGCATATTGCCGGGATAGATGCATCTTGTGGGCGACGGCCGCAGCAACAAGCTGCTGCTGTTCTGCCTGAGCGCGCTCGCTTGGATCTTCGATAGCCTCGATATGCGCGCGCTGCTGCGCCGCCTCCATCTCGGCAATCCGACGCTTGGCCGCCTGAAGCTTGGCCCGCACATCCCTCAACGCCTCATAGGGAACTTGGCGCTGCTCTTCCTCGGTTTTGGCTGCCGGCGGCTCAGCCTCGTTTTCGCCCGTGGACTCGACCGGATTTTCAGCCGCTTCACCTTCCGGTTGCGCATTCTCCGGCGCAGGGGCTTCCTGTTCCGGGGTTTCCGCAGCTTCCGGTTGCTCATTGTCCGTTTCGCCAAAGATATTCAGCACGTCATCCGACATGTTGCGTTCCTCATTGTCGCTGATGGTCACGAAACCGCCCGTTCCCCGGCGGCGGGTGTTCGCCCGGTTAAGCCCCGGCGGCGGGCATCGGCAGGCCGAGCGCGGCGGCTATCGCCGTGCTGGTCTGGGCCTGCTGAATCTCGAATGCCGTCTTTTGCGCGTCGGCCACATTCTTGACGGCCTGAGCGCCGCGCAACTGCGCCTGCGACTGCGTGTCCATGTCTTGGCGCGCCCGCTCCGCCTGCTGCGCGGCCTGCTGGGCCTGCGCAGCTTGCGCGTTGGCCTCTTTCATCTTCTCGATCAGCTTGGCCTTGTCGCGCAGGCTGGACGCCTCAAGCAGCACATCGGGCGGGATTGGCACGCCGGAACCCGCCATCTTGGCGAGTTGGTCGAATTGCTCCTGTTGCAGCGTCACCATGTCGGGGGCGGTGTCGATGATGATATCTACGTCCATTTCCGCGATGCTGTTCGCGACTTGTGGCACGAGCTGTCCGGTCGTCGGGTCCATCGCCCAGCCCTGAAACTGGTTGATGCCGATGAACTGCGGCGCTTCCGTTTCCTCGGTAACGCGAATCCAGCGTTCCTCGGTCCAGAACTGCTTCATCCGTGCCCACATCGCGCGATAGCAACGGATCGTCCAATCCCGCAGGCTGTCGTAGATCGGCGCAAGCTCGGCCATGCCGGCATTCTGTTGAGCCATGATCGCCCTGCCCGACTGCTGGCCGGTCAACTGCCCCAAGAGCGAAGCGTTCGGCCCCAGCTTGTCGATTTCTTCCTTGCTCTCGGTCAGCAACGAGAACTGCGCGGCAATATCCCCATCGCGGTTCACCACCTCGAACGGCTTCATCCCGCCTTCGCGGGCGCCCTCCATCACGTCCGGGTCAACCTCAACCACGCCATCGGGTTTCGCCAACTCGCGCTGCACCGTGCGAGCGTCAACCGCGCCCTTGGCGATTACCACCTGCCGATTGAACAGGTCTTGCAGGATGCGCGAGCGGCGGGCGTTGATTTCGTCCTGCATCGAGATGAGCGAGCGGACGACGCCGAAACGGCTGTTCTTGCGATCCACGTAGCCCGTCATCAGGATGATCGGGCATGCGGTTTTGCCGTCCTCGTCCAGATACGGCGATTCCTGATGCAGGATCGTCCCGCCGCCGGTGAAAACGCAGAGATACCAGACGCCGCGCTGACGGTAATACATCTGGGCCACGCGGACGCGCTTCTGCTTTACGTCCGCCCAGGTAAACGCCTGATCCTCGGGCCGGTCGTCGTAGCTGTTGCCAACGCCCTCCATGGTGGCTTGCAGCAGATCCTCAAGGCTCTCTGCCTCGTTGCCGTCCTGCGGCTGATAATCACCCTCATAAAGCTCAAGCGCCTGATCCAGCGTCATCCAGCGCATCACGCCCAGGAATGTGGCATCCGAGAAGTCCTTTTCCCGGCTGTAGGGGTCGAAAAAGATATCCTCCCAGCGCAGCCGATTGATTGCCACTTCCAGCAGGCCGCGCCGTTCTTCCACGACGACCTCAACGCCGCCGTATCCCTCAACCAACAGGTTTTCGAACGCCTCGGACCGCTTGGCGTCAAAGCGCGTGATATCGTCAACAAACACCAACGCCTTGGTGGCAATATCAGCCGCCTGCTCATCGCCGGGCGCGCGTGGGAACGCACGCGGATCGGTGCGGCCGTTCTGCTCGATCCCGATCATCGCATCGATCTTGCGCTGGATTCGGTTGTTGACGATCAGCGGTGTCCGGCGCTTGGCGTATTCGGCTTTCTGGGCCGCTGTAAGCTGGTGTCCGCTGTAATAGTCCCGGTCGCGCTCGGACAGATTGCGGTCAGGCTCGGTCAGGTCTGACGCGCGCTGCACCATGGTTTTCAGGGCGGCAAGTTCAAGCATCAAAGCACCTTCCATGCATCTTCGTCATGCTCGACCTCGCGCCGGCGATAGTCTGGCGGCTCGGCTGGCGGCTGCACCGTTGACGCTTCCCGCTTTGGCCGACGCACCGGCATCTCTTTGACGGCGAGGTAGCCAATCGCATCGCACGGATGGTCAAAGCCGCTCTCTTTGTCCGGCTCGCCGGTTTTCGGGTTGTAAGCCTGCTGTTCCAGCGCTGCGGCCAGTGTCGGGCAGGTGCGACTGTTGACGTGTAGCCTCGCGCTTTCAAACGCGTGGTTCACGCTGACGATGCGGTCGCGCACCGCCGGGTTGCTTGGGTTCACCACGACCTTGAAACCCGCCTCTTTCAGCAGGATAAGATCGGATCGCGATGCATCAACGGTCTTGCGGCTCTTGCCCGAGGCATCTGGATAGATGCGGATCGGATGGCCCGCAAACCTTTCACGTAGCACCCGGATCAGTTCAGGCGTGTCCAGCACTCCGGCAAGTTCCTGCGCCACATGGAAGCCATCGACGCGCCGAACGGCAATGGCGCTGAACATCTGGCCCACGTTGAAATCCTGGCCGATGTAAAGCTGTTCGCCCTCGCGGATCGTCTCTCCAGTTTCGCATCGCACCCGATCATAGCTGCTGTAGACCGTGCCGCTGGTCAGGTTGACGAATTGCCCCTCGATATAGGCGTCGATCAATTGCGCCGGGTAGCTGGACCGCAAGCCGTCGATGTAGTCTGCCGGCAAGAACGGGTTCGAATAGGTCGGCGCCCGATAGATCCGGTAATCTGGCGTTGCGTTGACGACCCAGCGGTCATGCGTGAAGCGGAAGCCCTCGGGCGTCGTGTAGGCGCTGGCCCTGTTCAACGCATCCGGCCGGTCTTTCAGAACCTGCCGATTCCGGGCGATGATCTGGTTCCATGCCGTGCGCGCATGCTCGGTCTTGAGCGTGTCAAGCTCGTCGGCATGCGCCCGGAACGTCTCATAGCCCACGATCCGCTCGGGCGTGTCCATCGTGCGAAAGATGAAGTCGCCAAAGCCGGGATGGCTGGTATAGACCGCCTTGTCTTGCGAGTGCCATTTGTGGCGAATGCCATGCTCGTGCAGCTTTAGCTCGATCCGCGTCACGTTGACCAGCTTGAGCAAGTCATAGGTAGGCGCGTAGATGCCGATCAGCGCGGATGCGGAATGCGCTGCATCCGCGATAGCCCGCTGCGCCAGCGTTTCCGATTTGCCCGAACCGAAGCCGCCGACGAAAGCGGGATACTTAGCCTCGCTGACGAAGAAGTCAGCCTGCGGCCGCGTCAGTGTCGCTTGCAGGCGCACTTGCAACCCGAATGTCGAATCCGGTGATCGGCGTCATGCTGCCGTCGCTGGACGAATGATCCACTTCCTGGCGGGGCTTGCCATAGCCGCGATCCAGCAGCGCATTGCTTGCCGCAACCCGCGCGCTGTGCGGGGCATCGCTGTCTCGCATCACCTCGGCCAAGGTGCGCAGAGCGTCCTCGCCATAGTCCTGCGCAAGCTCGGTGATGCTGGCCTTGCGTTCCGCCGTCGCACGATTGCGGGCGCCAGCAGGACGACCAGCGCCGGGGCGCTTGCCTCCGTGCTTTGCAGCCATCTTGATTTCCTCTTGATTTACCGGGGATCCACCCACAGTCCCGCCGCCTGCATGGCGATGAGGGAAGCGGCGAGGATGATGGCGAGAAGGATGAGCATGGGGTGCCTCATGTGGAAAACCCCGCCATTGCTGACGGGGCTGTCTGCGAACCGTAGTGCGCAGGGGGAAACTGACGGTGGCAGCTACCCCACCGGCCACGCTCTGAACGTGGACTTTCGAGCAATATTGAATTTCTTGATATTGCTCCAAGTCCGGATGCTTGCGGCGATCAACCCGCGCAGAGCCGGGGACATGAGCGTGGGCCTTCCACCCACCCGGATGCCTCGTCCGCGCCCAAACGCGCGGCTTTGCATGTGGGGTTCGGCATCTTCCCCGGGTATTCATGCGCGGGTCTCTCCCCGCCTGTCACGCGATTCTTTGGTCGGCCGAAGCCCCACAGCAGGAACCCATCGTCAAGACTGCTCAACGTGAGCGCGTCCGTGAGATTGTCACCCGTCAGGGCTACCCACCTTCGTTCACGCGCGCCGCGCTCAGGTGATGTAACAGTTCTTCGGACGCACCCTGTTTCGCAGTTTGGGCCTGTCAGATCCGTGCAGTTACATCACCAAAGAGCGGACATTATAAAGGATTGTGCTGACCCGAGTTTTTAACGGATCATCTCCGGCCAGCACCGCGGCACCGCAGGATAAGGCCAATTCGCGGTTGACACTGGCATATCCTGCGGAACGAATCAAGACCCAACCGCACGGCGAACCGCCAAAGGGTCAAGCTTTACAGACACAACGCGGCCCATAAGCTCCATGTCGGCATTGATGACCGGGAACAGGTCTTGCGCCTTCTGGACCAGCGCCGTGAACCGGGCGATTTCACCGGCAAGCGGCCCCTCTCGGATTTCCAGCAGATCCCCCGGCATGAACGCGGCATAGTCAGCGATGGCCTTGCGGTTGCCTTCGATCCGCTTGGCCTCCTGGTATTTGGCGTCCACCCTGTCCCGCAGCGTGCCGAACTGACGAACCGCTGCGGATGACAACCAATGGAACGTGCCGCCGAGGAACCTGACCTGCGACAGGTGGCGCATCTGCTGGGCGGTCGGGCGCAGCCAGATGTAGTTGTGCAGCGCCGGGTATTCGTGCGGCTCGGCCGTGCGCTGCTTGCCCCGTCGCTCGAACTGGATTCGCGTGCCGCGCCAATGGTCGATCCCGAAGCGGGCCAGATCGTCCATCGCTACGAACTCCTTGCCCGTGAGGGCGAAGCCGAGAAGGTCTTGCTGGGTCATGCGTCGCCCTTTTCCTCTTTCCGCTCAAATAGCGTGACACGGCTGTTCATCGGCATGCGCACCACAATCTCCCTCTCAGGCAGCCAGCCACGGCGCCGGCAATACCAGCTGACCAACGCAACCAATCCATTGCCGATCACCACCGCGACGGTGACCACGCCTATCAACGTGACCAGCATCCAAGCCATTATCACCGCATTGTCACTCATCCTGCCACCTTCCTTCGTTGATCGCCTTGAGGCGCATGTGGTCCCGTTGCTTTCTCGCGCGGCGATCCGCTTGTCGGGCCGCTTTGGCCTCGTCGCGTGAGACCCCGGATTTTTGCGCCGTGACGGGCTTCCTGCGCTCGGGGGTGTCGTGGGTCGGAAAATCAGCCATGCGCGGCGTCCTCGGGGAAATAATCCGCCACCTTGCCCATGAGCGCGGTGAACAGCGCCAAGCGTTCGGCATCCGTGCGGCACCGGGCGCTCATGCGCAGAGCATCGCGAGCGGCTGCCTCGATCTCCTTCCGGCGCTGGCCGACCATGGAGCGGTGGCGGTCGAGATGCGCAGTCATTGATCACCTTCCGGGCGCTTGCGATATCTGCGCTCGATGCGGCGGGGATGATCCCACCAGCGCCAGCCGTGGGCACGCATCTGCTCGCGGATGACCCCGCTGCCGATGCCGAGGGCGGCGGCGATCTTGGGCGTGGTCCAGCCTTCTGCCGAGCGGGCCAGTGCCCATGCGATGCGCTCGTCGCGGATCTCCTGCGGGGTGTAGCGCGTCATGCGGCCGCGCAGGTGGGACGGGGCGGTCAGGGTCATTCTGCTGCCTCCATCATGGCGGGCATGGCATCGACCATGGCGATCCGCTCGCCGATCCACTCCGCGCAGTTCACAGCCCAGCTATTGCCGAGGGCCTTGTAGCGGGGGCCGTCAGGGCATTGGTCAGCGGGCTTCTTGCGCCACGGGATCGCCGTGAAATCATCCGGGAAACCCATCAGCCGCTCGCACTCGCGCGGGGTCAGGCGGCGGACGGCCCATGGTTGTGCGACATAGCTGCGACTAGACCCACCCGAGGCGGCGCGGATGTTTGCCGTGTCATGCGGCCCTTCCGGCATGGCGCCGCCATCTCGCCCGCGCATGTCGAACGCGACTGCCTGCGTCGTGGATCGCGCTTCCAGCGTGTAGCTTGCATCATCATCACGGAAACCAGCGCCATCGGGACCTGCGTTGGGGTTCTCGCAGATCGCGCGCTCTTGGATCGCTATCGCGGTCGTGTGCTTGACCGACAGGCTGGGCGAAAGGTTCTCGGCAGAGGCGTGCTGCGTCCCGCTCATTTCCGCGGGGAACTCCACCAGCACAAGGTTCTGCCGACCGGTCCCGTCTTCGCTGGCGTCAAACCCCTCACCGCGCAGAGTATTAGCGACCGCGACCAGCGTCTCCGTCTCCGCATCGAGGCTTTGTTGCGCGCTGGCGGTCAGGCAGTATCCGACATCGCCGGAGTTGGCGCAGATCAGCCCTCCGTCACAGTCGAAATCCGTCCCGAGGCCGCCGCCTCCAAGGCTCCGCGCAGGGATGGTGGGAGAGACTTGCCCCGTTTCTCGGCGCGGCGCAGGATGCCCTGACAGGCTCTCTTGGTCAAAAAGAACCGCTGCGGCACGTCGCCAGTCTCCAAGATATCCGACAACCCACACACGACGGCGCCGTTGTGGGACTGCGAACGGGAAGCGGCGTGTTCTGGTGTGCTGAGCGTCAAGCACCCGGTAGGCGACCCCGTAGGCGTCATCAATCCCTGAGATAATGCCGCTGTTCGACCATCCGCCTGCCGGCACGTCGATTTTCTGGCCCGTGAGGTCGCCCAGAAATCGCGCAAAGTCTCGTCCGCCGTTGCTGGACAGGACGCCGGGGACGTTCTCCCAAACCAGCCAGTCGGGCCGATACCGTGCAGCGATTTCAACAAATGTGAGGGTGAGTTGCCCTCTTGCGCCAGCCATGCCGAGGCGCTGTCCGGCGACGGAGTAATCCTGACAGGGCGTTCCTCCGCAAAGAAGGTCAATTGGTTCATCGGGCCATTCCTCGAATTTGGTCATGTCGCCCCAATTCGGGACATCGGGATAGTGGTGAGCCAGAACCGCACTGGGAAACGGCTCGATTTCGCTGAACGCGACCGGGGCCCAGCCGAGCGGATGCCAGGCCTGCGTTGCAGCCTCGATGCCGCTACAAACGGACAGGTAACGCATCACGCGGCCCTCCTGTCTGCTTGCATGAGGGCGGCCATGAACCTGTCCTTGAGCGATGCCTTGGCGTTGGGATGGGCCCAGCGGTTGAACTGGCTGACGCTGATGCCGAGCCATTTTGCAGCCTCGACGCGCGAGCGGAACTCGTGCGGGCCGATCCGGGTAACCTTGGCGGCGTTCTGGCAGCGCGGGCGGGACTGACCGGAGCCAAGGCGGGACAGATCGCCGTGGGTGTCGAGATGATAAGCCACGGTCCTGCGGGTGACGCCGTGGGCGCGGGCGGCGGCGCGGATCGACGGGTGCAGCGTGTCGGATGCGTCGAGGGTGGGGGTCATGCGGCACCTTTGCGGACAGCGTGAATAACGCTGGTGTGATCCCGGCCCATGACGCGGCCAATCTCGGCAAACGACACGCCGGCATCGTGGGCGACGCGCATCGCCAGATGGCGGGCAGCGACGATCCGGGGGCGGCGGTCGTGGCCCATGATGGCACCGACCGGGACGCCGGATTGCGCAGACACGTCGCGGATGGCGCGAAGGACGGCAGCACGGCCCGGCTGGGCGGCGATGGCGCGGGCCTCGGTGATCTGCGCCGGGGTCATTCTGCGGCCTCGATGCCCGCGACGGTCTTGACGGCCAGCGGATTGCGGACGCCCATCTCTGCGAGGATGGCTTTGCGGCGGTCCTCGGTGATGCGCTCTTTCGGCGGCGTGGCGGGTTCGGCCATGGCGGCGGCGACGACCGGCGCGTTGCGCTTGCCCCATGCGGCGTTCAGGATGGCTAGGATGTGGCCGGGGTTCGGCTTGCGGTTCGGGAACTCGGCCCGGTGCTTGCGCAGCGCCGCCCGGACACTCTCGACCGGCCACGGCTCCATCTCGTCGCACCAGTCAGCGAGGATTGCCGCAGCCATGGCGTCGGGCATGTCGTCCCGCCAGTAGCCGCGCAGAACGACCTCAACCGAAGCCGAAATCGCCCCGCGATGGCGCGCGATTTCGGACGGCTGCATCGAGGATACGTCCAAAGCGGTCAGAGGCGGCAGCTTCGCGGTTATCGCGGGAAGGCTGGTGATTTTGCTGGGGAGATTGCTCACGGGGACCTCCGGGAATGATGGCTAGGGACGAGGATGCTTCGTCTTCCCAGCGTTTGTTGTTGAGGTAAGTGGATGGATGGATGTCGTTCAGCCGGGGATTGGCAGCACGCCAAGTTGCGCACCACGCAACGGCGCGATCTGTCGCCAGCTTCCGGCGCTCGGGCGAAAGCTTAGACCAAGCTCGCTTTGCGGTATCCTTGGCGTTCTTTGCCAGAGGCCAGGTTGCCCAGAATTCATCGAATGAAGGCGCACGCGCGACAACACTCTCTGACGGTTCAATGGTGGTTCTTGATGGTTTGGGTGAACGTGGTTCGGGGGTTTTGCGAACGTCGTTCAGGGGGGTGGTGCCCGTCGTTCGGGGGTGAACGTCGTTCAGGGGTGAACGTGGTTCGGGGGTGGCGGTGACGATATAGACGTTTGCACCGCCCTGCCCCGCTGCGGGAACGACCCTCACAAATCCCTTTTCAATGAGGCGGGAGATAACCTTCTGGACGCCGCGATCAGACAGCTTTGTGCGCTTGGCCAAGCGGCCCACGGAAGGGTAGCAGCGGCCAGCGTCGTCGGCATGATCGGCAAGCGCCATCAGCACCAAGCATTCGCTGCTGTCGATGCCTTCGATCTCCCAGACGGCGGACATGACCTTGATGCTCATTCCGAGATCGCTTCCGGGTAATCCATCGTGATGCCGCGCGTGCGCCGGAATTCGCGCCAGCGGTTTACAGCGGCCATCATTTCATCGGGGGTGAGGAAGCCGATGCTGTCAGCAACCTCTTTGACATAGACCCCGCATTTTATCGCCAGAACGGACAGTTCACCGCCGTCCACTACAATCTCCGAGTCCAGCACTGTGCAGTCGGGCAGGAAGTCCTCGACCATGAGGCTTACTTGCTCATACAGCGCGGCACCCAAGGCGTTATCGGCCTTGCTTTCCTCAACAGCGAAGAACTCACGCATTTCAGAAACGCGTTTATCTGCAAGGGACTGGTGAACGTTCCGCTCTAATTCATGGCAGTCTGGCGAATAGTATTCCGCCACCACTTCAAAGGGGGTGGGAACCCCTGTCTGCCAAAGTTCATCACACCGCTGCTGAACAGAGCGGGTCGTCTTGCCGATCTTCAACAGGCCGGGCATCGACGGGTTTTTCAGGATGTAAACGTAACCCTTACTCATGCTGAAACCTCCGGCATTGCCGGCAGAACGGTTATGGCCGTCCCTTCCGCCTCACCCCAAAGCTTGCGAATGAGGCTGATGGCGACTTGGCTGTCGTCGGCCCAAGCAACCCTGTTCAAGCCGTCTTTGACCGCCTTAAGGATGTTATCGCCGTCGGGCTTTTGGGTGTGGTATGTGCCAATAGCTTCCTGACGCCGCTTCCTCGACCAACTGGCGGCCGGGGTGAACGTAACGGTGACCTCAATGCTTACCGGGCCTGAAAGCGGCTCCGCAAACAGGGGCAGAGCAATCGCCGCCACCTTTCCCTCAAACGATGCGTTCTCTGCCGGGTTGACCGTCATCGCCCGGCCCAGCCTTTTGTTGTAGAAGCTTCGCGCACGCTTTTTTGCGAACGGCTTGCCGGGGATGAAAAACGTGGTCATGGCCCGCCTCACACCATCCCGAGGGCGGAGCGATACATGTCCAGAATGGCCTCTTCCTCGGCCAGTTCGTCACGGTCGCGCTTACGCTGGGCGACAATGGCCCGCATGGCCTTGGTGCTGTAGCCCCGGCCCTTCGCCTCGGCGTAGGCTTCCTTGATCTGGGCGCAGATATCGGCTTTCTCGGCTTCCAGATGCTCGATGCGCTCGATGAATTGGCGCAGTTCTTCGGCAGCGACGCCCATGGCTTCGTCGGTCATTGGATGTTCTCCGGGTCAGATGAGGGTTTGTTGGCGAGGATCTGATGCAGCCGCAGGTATCGCTGCGCCGCCGCCTTGTTGCGGTTGCTCACGCGCACGGCGCGGGCTGTCAGGTCCGGTGTGGTAGGTTTCGAGCCATCGGGCTTCAGCTTCGGCGCTATGGTCGCGGCAAGCCCAGATCGAGCCTCGGTCGCGGCTGCCATCAGGCGGCCGAAAACCGAACGGCGCAAAAGCCCCGCATCGTCCGCAGACATGCTGCCTTGGTGGCTTTGCGTTGGCCGCGCTATCATACTTAGGCGCCCGGCTTGAGGACGAACGACTGCGGTTCGCCATCGAACAACCCCCTGTCGGCAGGCTCCAGTTCATCGCGCAGCTTCGCGAAGGTGTTGCGCGGCACAGTCTTGCCCGCCGCCTTGAGCGCGTAGAACGTGCCGGCCTTGCTTTCCGGCTCCGAAACCTTGGTGACCATGATGCGGTCGCCAGCGGTCAGCGCCGAACGAACGGCGTTAATCCCGATAGGCATGGGGTGTCCTTTCGATTGGGGAGGTGTGTCCCTGACGGCGCGTCGGATCAGCCATTTCCGCTAAGCCCTTGACGGATCGGCGATGCATTCGCATGTAGCGAACTATGATCCCAAGACGACACGGTGACAGCGCCGTCGGTGGCGCGCTCAATTTTCAAGGCAAGGACGCGGCTCGGGGATTTATCCCCGCCGGCCAACTCGCTCATATACCCTCTGGAAATGCCAAGAGTGGCGGCGAACTCGGATTGCCGGATGCCTCTGCTTTGGAGGTATTGCATGAGATTGGACATACCGCAGAAGTTGGCACATTGCGAACTTCTATGCAAGCAAAAGTTCGCACAGAGCGATTAGCCTCGCCCTGCGAAAACTGGCATCATGCGAACATGGGACTCCGTATTCGCATCCTTCGAAAACAACACGGCTTGACCGGCGAACAGCTGGCCGAGATCGTCGGCATAACCAAGGGCTACGTCTCGGAAATTGAGACCGGGAAGAAGACCCCAGGGGCGTCTTTAATGATGCGGTTTGCCTCGGCCCTAAAGTGCGAGGTCTATGAACTCTACGAAGGGACCGAGGAGGAGCAGAAGGACGCTGCCCTGCGCGACCACATGGAGGTCATGGCTCAACTCCCTGACGACGAGCGCAATGCGATCCAGAAGGCCGCTCTTGGGCTTTTAGCCAAGCAATCCTGATCATGTTCAGGATCACTGCTTGGTTTTCCTCTCTTAACTGCCTGACAACCACTTCGAACTCTTCCTTGCCAAGCATCCCTCATCCCTCCATCCCAACCGAAACGAAACAAGAACATCTAACCGGCAAATTTTCGCCAATACCAGCCTTGACCTACCCGCCGCGCACCAAAGCGGTGGACGAATCTGGGGGTATCTGAATGACCGAGGACGCCGAGCGCGAAGACGCCGATCAAGTCACAGCCGCTGCGCGTGAGGTTCTAGGGCTGCTGCGGTGGCAGGTCATCAGTCGCAGCCCGGTGGAGATGAAGACGCTGCCCTTCCTGCTGCTGGAGGCGGCCGAGGAACGCCACCGCCAAGGCGACTACGGCGCCGAGCGGTTGCTGTGCGAGTGGGCGGATATGCTGCGGGATTGGGAGAAGTAGGCCCGGCTGCTGGATGCGTGGGCGGAGAGGCTGGGGGAGAAGTTGGGGAAGGTGAGTGAGGGGTGAGGGAATGACCGACAAGGACAGGCCATGACTAACGAAGATCGAATTTCAGAAATTGACGATCTCAAATCGCGCGTGAGCAAGCTTGAGCTAACCGCCTCCAAGCTAAGGCTGATAAATTCGGAGATCATAAGTGCGGTCTACGATAGCATTCTATTGTCCCTGCATGTGCGTATGATCTCAGCGGCCACGGCCACAAAGAGTTCTGAAGAACGCATCGAACACACCGCACTGTTTGACGAGACGCTAGACGATGTTCGCGCAACCCTTAAACGTGCATTGGAGTTGGTGGGCGATGAGTGAGCGCGCATCCGCAGTTGGGCTTTACGACAAATTTGAGAAAAAGCTGAAAGAAGCCGAGCTTCGAATAGATGCCTTGAAAGAACCTGGCGGCGGGGGCACATCTAATGGCATGGAACCTGCGTCGAAAGAATATGTGGACTTGAAGCTTGAAGCGGCCATGGGTCGTATCGAGGGAAAGCTTGCGTCCATGCCTTCGACCGCAGCCATGATCGCCACTGGGTTTACCTCCGCTGTCGGCGTTATCGGCATACTCTTGGCGGCACTTGCTTTTGGCGGTGACCGCTTTGATGGCGGCGTCGGATTGGCGGATCAACGGCAGGAACAGTTGCAGCGTGACGCGGCACAGGACGCCATCCTCAAGCGCCTAGACGCTCTTCTCGCCGCGCAACCCACACCGGCGCCCCAAGCACCCGAAAGCCCCAGCGAGTGACCCGATAGCGGCAACCAAAGCCCTGCACTAGCTGAACGTCTTTCCCGATCCAGATCACCCTGCCCCCTCGCCCGCCCGAATCAGGCGGGCTTTTTCATGCGCCGAGATCCGAGTCCCGGCTGGGGCAGGATAGCATGGGTGGAGGGATGGGGGCAAAATAGTTCTCTATTTGCGAACTTTGATCTTGAAATGAAGTTCGCAATATGCCAACTTCCTCTCATACCCGGTGCGACGCAGGTGCCATCGGGACCCACCCACAGAGAGGATGAAGCCCTGTCATGTTTGACCATTCCGCGCCCTCCCCCGCCCCGAAAGGCATGTTCGCCCTGATGTGTCTGGCTGACGAGATCGACCGCGATCTGGGCCGCAGCATCGCCTCAATCGCGACCGATCTGCATCTGGGACTGGTCGTGCTGTCCGAACCCTCGCCCCGGCGCATCACGCTGGATCGCGCTGAATGGGAGGTGCTCCAGTGAGCCTCCCCCGCTACACCACCGTTGCCGCCGCCGTCGCCTTTGAGGGTCCGATCCGCGACTTTCTCCGCGTCATCCAGAACGACGACGCCACCCGCGACACCGCCCTTTCCGAATGGCTCAAGCAGACCGTCAACGCGCTGCCGGGCATTATTGATGGAGCCGTAGAATGAGCCGCATCAACCTGCCATTCGCCATCACCTTCGGCTTCATGATCTGCCTGACTTTGGCAGTTTGGACGCTGGCAATCCGCGAGATGATCGACATTGCCACCGAGCGCCCGTCCGCATGTTTCGCCATGACCGCGAGCGATTGCGCCGCGCTTGCCGAGAGGGGCTGGTGACATGGCTCGCCTCTCTTATGACCCAAACGCCTACAACCCTGACATATACGAGGCTGGACGCGACGACCGCCCCACCGTCCCGATCGACGTGGACGCCTTCAACGCCGAGCAAGACCACATCGCCCTGATCCGGGCGCAGGTCGAGGCCGAATACACCCGCGTCAACGGCCCGTCGATCTTCGCAGAGGTAGCCGCCCATTGCGACCGCTACTGCCCTGTATGTCGCGGCAAGGGCTTCATCGGCTCGCCCGGTGAGATGGTCCAGTGCGATCAGTGCATGGGAACCGGTGCCGAAAGCTTCGTCATCACCCGGCAGGAGAGGGCAGCATGATGTTGGCCCCGTTCGAACTGGCCCCGCCCCCCGATTTCTTCGCGGACTGCTGCGAATGCGGCGCCCCGTTCGGCGACCCGACGCAGGACCCGGAGACAGTTTGGCAGGACGCAGCCGCGCCGCATTTGTGCCGGCATTGCGCCCAGATGATCGAGGACGAGCAATGAACCGCGCCTCCACCCTCGCCCGTGAGACGCTGGCAGAGGCCGCGCAATACCGGCCCGGCGGCTTGGCCCGCAAAGCCCTGCTTCGCGCAGCGTGGCATCTGGCCCAGATGGGGGTCGGTATCGCCGCCTGCGATTGGGACGACGAGCCGCCCGCCGATTTCGGGCCTGACTATTTCAACGACAACCGGAGGGCCGCATAATGGCTATCAGGGTCACGACCGCCAATGACGTGATCGAGGTCAAGAACCTCTGCTTCACGATCTACAGCCAGCCCGGCTTGGGAAAAACCAGCCTCGCATTCACCGCCTCAAAGCCTCTGCTGCTGGACTTCGACAAGGGCGCCTATCGCGCCGTGGACCGCAAGGACGTGGTGCAGGTCGAAAGCTGGCAGGATGTGGCAGGTATCATCGCCGCCGATGTGGCGTCCTATGACACGATCATCATCGACACGGTCGGCAAGGCGCTGGACGCTCTGGCGCAGGACATTATCCGCACCAACTCCCGTTTGTCTCACGGCGGCGCGCTGAGCCAGCAGGGCTGGGGTCAACTTGGTGTTCGCTTCTCGGCCTTCCTCAAACTGCTGCGCGGCTTTGGCAAGGACGTGATCCTGATTGCCCACATGGACGAGCAGAAAGACGGCGACATGATCAAGGAGCGGCTGAAAATCTCGGGCGGTTCCAAGGATCTGGTGCTGACCGACAGCGACGTGATTGCGCGAATATCGGTCCTTAACCGCTCCCGACACCTGCTTTTCTCGCCCACGGATACCGCGTTCGGGAAAGACCCTGCTGGCATCGGGGAAATGCCGGTGCCGGATGCGTCCAGCCCCGAATATGCCGATTGCCTCGCGAACATTATCGCCCGGATCAAGGGCGGCCTGAACGCTTTGTCCGAGGCTCAAGCATCGGCAAAGGCAGAGGTTGACTGGTTCTCGGAGCATCTCCCAAAGATGACCGGAGCGGATCATATCAACGGCGTTCTGGACCGGGCGAAGAAATCCGGGTCTGCCGCAATCCGCAATCTGCTCGGCGCGCGCGTCCGCGAACTCGGACTGATCCTTGATCGGGAGCGCGGTCAATACCTGGACCCCCAGCAACACAATGATGAGGCGGCATAATGGCTGACTTGAACCGCGTTTCCCTTCTCGGCCGTCTCGGCGCCGACCCTGAAATCCGTCAGACCCAGAGCGGGGAGAAGGTCGCAACCTTCCGCATCGCCACGGGCGAACAGTGGAAGGACAAGAACACCGGCGAGAAGAAAGAGCGAACCGAATGGCACACGGTTGTCGCTTGGGGGCCGCTGGCCCAGATCGCAGAAAAGTATTTGGCGAAAGGCAAGCGCGTCTATGCGGAGGGTCCGCAGCGCACCCGCAAGTGGCAGGACCAGAGCGGCAACGACCGCTATTCGACCGAGGTCGTTCTGTCTGGCTTTGGCGCACGCCTTGACGTGATCGACTGGCCGGAGGGCGGCGGCGCGGCGCGCGGTCAGGAGGAAAGCTACGGTGGCGACAACCTGCCCCCGAGCCGTCCTGATTTTGACGACGATATCCCATTTTGAGGCCAGCCAATGACCGCCCTGTCCAAATCCCGCACCGAGCAACGGATCGCTGACGAGATTCACGCCGTCATGCATCTGTATCCCAGCAAGGCCAACGACGCGGATTTCATCTGCGCGACCGTGGCCGAGGCGCTGGACCGCGCCGAAAAGGACGTGCGCAAGGTCTGGAGCCAGCGTTTCCATATCGGCGGGGTGTGCTGATGCCGGTGATCTACCTGCTTGGGGACAGTCAGCGCGCCTATGCCGCCGAAGCGATCCGGCAGGCGCCGCAGTTTTCGACCGTCTCTATCCTCGCACCGACCCGGACCCCGCCGCAGAACAAGAAGCTATGGGCCATGCTGCGCGATGTAGCGCAGGCCAAGCCAGAGGGGCGGCTTTGGGTGCCTGACACATGGAAGGCCGCGTTCATGCACTCGTCCGGGCATCAGTGCCAGTTCGCCGAGGGCTTGGACGGAAGCGGCCCGTTCCCGGTCGGCTATCGGTCATCGCACCTGACTGTGCAGCAAATGCGCGATCTGATCGAGGTCATCTATGAATACGGCGCGCGCCACGCTGTGCAGTGGGCCGAGACAGAAAGGAGCGGTTTCGCATGATCCCCGCATCCCGCCTTGTCGAAGAAGCCAACCCGGCCTGCGCACAATGCCATGGCAAAGAGCGGTTTGAGACGCCGCAACTGGCATGGGCGGTCTGGCAAAAGATGCCGCGCCGGTCGATCCGGCAGGTGTATCGCTGCGAGCAATGCGGCGGCTGGCATATCGGTGAGGTGCGGTCATGACCTTCCTCGCCCGCCTCAAGGGTCCGATGGGTCAGAAGATCGGAAACGGCAAAACCCGCCGTGACCACAAGACCAAGGCCGAGAAAGACCACATGGCCGCAGTCGCCCACCTGCCCTGCCTCATATGCGGGTGCTGGCCGGTCGAGGTCCACCACGAAGGTAAGCCACGCAGCAATATGCGCGTCCTGCCCCTCTGTCCGCGCCATCATCGCCGGGAATACGGACCTGGCGCCTACCACTATTCACGCCGCGCCTTTTACGCCGCGCACGGGACAAGCAAGGAATTGCTGGCCCGCGTGGACCGGATGATTGCGCAAAACGACGACCAAATCCTGGGCGACTGGTTCTGACCGGCCCTAGCGCAAAAGGAGCGCACAGCATGCAGTTTGAAATCAAATCCCGCTGGACCGGCTCCGTTATCTTCACGGCTGAAATCGAGGCGGAAGAAAACACCAGCACCAGCATCAAACTCGGCTTGGCGGTGAAAGTTGCAGTTAAAGCCCGTGCCGACCTGGGCGGTGCCTACCTGCGCGGTGCCGACCTGCGCGATGCCGACCTGCGCGGTGCCTACCTGCGCGATGCCTACCTGGGCGATGCCGACCTGCGCGGTGCCTACCTGCGCGGTGCCGACCTGCGCGATGCCGACCTGCGCGGTGCCTACCTGCGCGATGCCTACCTGGGCGATGCCGACCTGCGCGGTGCCTACCTGCGCGATGCCTACCTGGGCGATGCCGACCTGCGCGGTGCCTACCTGCGCGGTGCCGACCTGCGCGATGCCTACCTGGGCGATGCCGACCTGCGCGATGCCTACCTGGGCGATGCCGACCTGCGCGGTGCCTACCTGCGCGATGCCGACCTGCGCGATGCCTACCTGGGCGGTGCCGACCTGAATGGCACTTGTGGCCTCAATGACTGGATCAAGAGCATCCAGGTCGAGGACTGGCCGATCAGCTACACCTCGGATGTCATGCAGATCGGCTGCCAGCGGCATTCGTTCGATGCGTGGCGCAATTTCAGCGATGCGGAAATCCGCGCGATGGATGGACGGAGGGCGCTGGATTTCTGGCGCAAATGGAAAAACTGGATCTTCCAGACCATCGAGATGGCCCCTGCTCAGCCTACCAAAGCGGCCGATCCTGTTGAGACGGAGGCCGCAGAATGACCCCCATCGACACGGCAGATCTGGAACGGCTCGACGACATCCTGCGCGACCCGCTTTCCGGGTTGACCTGGGATAACCGCATCATGGCGGCAGACGCGATCCGCGAGTTGCTGAACTTGCGTGTTCCTCGGTTCGATGGCGATGCGGCTGAAAAGGCCGAAGTCAATTGCCATTGCGACAGGCTGCACCCCTCCGACCTCTGCGCCTCGGGCCGGCAGGTGCGGGCGACCGATGCCGCCTGCGAAGCACTCGCGAGGGCTTACGACCGGGAGGACGCCGCCCAGCGAGGCGAGCCGGACCCCTGGTCCATCGGCATCGAGGAAGAGCCAGAATGGGTGGCAGGCCGTATCGCCTGCGCACGGGCTGGTCTCGCCGCCCTGACGCCTGCGCCCGACGCCGCGCAGGAGCAATGTGCAAAAAATGCAAATTGCTCGGCCCACCAGCTGGACATGGGCGACGGTCGCATCCTGACCAGCGAGACGCCGATCCCGGAGCTGATCCGGGCGCCCGACGCCGCGCAGACGGAGGCGGTGCCGCCAATGCCGAGCGAGATGAGGTATGTCCCGACCATCACGACTGACCGCACAACCCACCCCGCCGCGCCTGCACCGGGGATCGCGGAGGCGGTAACCAGGAGCGCGCTTGATGCCTGCCGGATCATCGACGCGGCCGTGCTGGAAGGCCATGACAGTGTCAGTGACCTGATCTGTCATCTGCTTGAGGCCGTCGAACCGGCCCGCGCCGCTCTGCGCGCCCTCGCCAATGGAGAGAGCCATGACTGATGCACAAATCACCCCGGAGGCGGTGGAGCGGTTCGATCCTCCGAGGGATGGAAACTGGACGCCTCTAGCGATGCGCGTCGATGTTACCGGGCGCTACGTTCGAGCTTATGATTACGATATGCTCGCCCAGCAGAACGCCGCGCTGAAAGCCGAGGTGGAGCGGTTGACCGTAGCCCACGACACAGTATGCGGCGCTCTTGCGACGGCGATTGCTCGCGCCGAGAAAGCCGAAGCCCAAGCCGTCGCCATTGAGGCCCAAACAGCCGTCATGCTGAATAAGGCCGCCTCACGGATGGACGAGGGGTTTAGCTATAACGCGGGGAACTGCGTCCGCGGCCTGATCTCAGACGACGCCAAGGCCGCGCTGGCACGTGTCGTGCAGGAGGCCGTGCTGGCCGAGCGGCAGGCGTGTGCTGATGCTGCGCACCGCGCACTGTGGCCGCTGAACCAGCAGTCCGACTGGACCGATTATGCACACACGATGGCAGGAGCGGCGGATAGTGCGCGTGAAGCCATCCTCGCCCGCGCGGAGCCCAACCATGACTGACCACGACAAGGCCCGCGATACGGTGGAGCAACTGCGGCTGCAAAGGAACACCGACGAGATGGAGCGCCATGAAATCATCAACGCGGATTTTGAGGGCGCTTACAACTGGCTGATTGCTGACTGTCGCGCAGCCGCCGACCAGCTATCAGCCTGCGTCGAGCGGTGCGAGAGGCTAGAGGCGGAGAAGGCTGCAATCGGGCACGCTGTCTATATACTTGGCGAGACCGGCAAGGCCGAGATCTTGCGCTTGTCTGCGATCATCGAGGCAATCGCTCATCGCCACGAGGACGTGTCAAAAGCTGGCGGATCGGTAGCCTACGCCCGCGCCGCCCTGTCCAGCACGGGGGAGAAGGGGTGATGGCTTATTTGGAAGGTGATCTCGCCCCATTCAAGACGATCAAAGATCGCCGGGCACTCGTCGGCAAAAACATCCGATACCTGCGGCATTGCGACATCGACAGGTCAGGTCGGGGCTATTTGTTTCCCCGAACGGGAAAGGTGGTCGGCGTGGAACGTAGGACGCTCATTCTGGACACCACCTACGTAGAGACGAGCGACCTTGTTGAAGTCGTGGTGATCCCCCCGGCCAGCGACGGGAGGGAATGATGAACCGATGGCTGTCATTTCCTTGCGCTTGCGCTTTTGCAAAGAGCGTTGGGGACAAAAACCCTTTCCATTTCCCGCGCGTCGGAATGGCCGACAACGTGCTTTATCGCGGGAATTGGATCATCGAGCATCGTCTGACCGGGCAGCAAGCGGTCATTGTCCGTCCAGGAGCCGGGGTGCTCCATGCCGAGGCTGACAAATGCTGCTTTGATTTTTTCGACCAGTCGTTACCGCCTCCGGCCAGCGACGGGAGGGCGTGAGGGATGGCCGACGAACTCAAATGCGAAGGCTGCGGGAAGCCCACCACCGGCAGGTGCTGGACCGATTGCGGCATGAGCCTATGCGGGGCGCCGCTTTGTGGCGACTGCCGGCATGTCGATGAGAAATATGGCTGGCGACATGAGCCGCGTTCCGCCCGCCGCACAGCACAGGGAGGCGGGGAATGATAGCCGACCGCTACATCAGCAAAGGCGGGCGCACCGCCGATTATGGCCGAGCCGAGTTCGCCGCCGATCTGCACACGGCGGTGACGTTCCTGTGCTGGGCGCAGGATGATGGCGCCTATTACGCCGGCCGCACCGCGCAGGATGCGTTCAAGGCGATGTGCCGGATGTTGGACATGGACAGCGTAGCTCTGCGCAAGATCGCGATGGGTGAGCCATGACCGGCCGCACCGCACAGAGGGAGGCGTAGATGGGGAGGCCATACACCCCCGACATGCTGGCAGATCGCTGGGGCGTCTCGGGTGAGACGGTGCGCCATCTGATCCGCACCGGCAAGTTGCCAGCTTTCCGCGTCGGCCGCATGCTGCGGATCACGCATGATACTGTGGAGGCTTACGAATGCGGGATTATCGGATCGGCCGTCTCAAAGGACGATTTGTCGTCATCTGGAACGACGACGATGGAGGCAGACGGCGTTATCGCCTTGAGGCACACACGGCAAAGGAAGCCGAGCGTGAAGCGCGTGACCTGATCCTAAAGGCCAACGCGCCCAAGGCCGGCATCTTGGTTTCGGAGATATGGGACGCCTACACGCGTGAGGTTGAGGGACGGCGGCAGGCGGCGAAGATGCGGCAGGTAGGCAAGAACGTCCTGCCAGATTTCGGCCACCTGTCGGCCAGCCAGATCACCGCCGAGGATTGCCGCAGCTTCATTGCCAAGCGCCGCCGGGCTGGCCGCAAGGATGGCACGATCAGGACAGACCTTGGTTGCCTGCGCACCTGCCTGTCTTGGGCGGAGAAAAGCCGCTTGATCCAATCCTCCCCGCGCATCGAAATGCCGCACACACCGCAGCCTCGGGACCGATACCTGACGCGCGACGAGGTTGAGAGGCTATTGGCCGCAGCATCCGCACCGCACATTCGTCTGGCAATTCTACTGATGGTCACTACCGCCGGCCGGATCGGCGCGCTCCTGGATCTGACATGGGATCGGGTGGACCTCGCGCGCCGAGTAATCAAGCTGGCGCCGAACGACCTGGGGCCACGGAAGGGCCGGGCCACGGTGCCGATCAACGACAGTCTGATGGCTGCCCTGCAAACTGCGAAGCTATCGGGCGTCTCGGATTATGTCATTGAATGGGGCGGGCGGAAGGTCGGTTCGATCAAGACCGGATTCAACGCCGCCGTGAAGCGCGCTGGGATCGCTCATTGCACCCGGCACGATCTGCGCAGGACTGCGGGCCGGTTCATGGCCGAGGCGGGCGTTCCCATTGAGGAAATTGCGGAATACCTGGGCCACTCGAACCCCAACATCACGCGGGCAACCTATGCCCGATTCAGCCCCCAGCACCTGCGGAAAGCGGCTGGCGCCCTTGAGATTCGACCTGTCGTTTCGGTTCGACAAACTAAAGGGCATACCCTATAA